GATGATTCCCCCGATCACGAACCCCAAACCGAATCCCAAAAGAAGTCCGCTCAGGAAAATCATCGCATTTCCAAATAGGAATCCACTCGTGATTGGTGATTTGAAATCCGTCTCCAAGGTTGTCCATTCCGCAAAGGGCGTGCTCCGTAGCAATGCTCACCGGGCCAAGCTCCACATTCGGGGCAAAAAACTCGACGGACTTTCATTCGAGCAACGGGCATTAGATGTATGCCCTGCCTTCGCGCACTAAAGCTAGGAAAGGACTCCCCTGCTTTCTCTACTAGTAGTATTACTTCCATTTCAATTACTATCCTTTCCTTCACTCCTTCTATTACTAAACCTTCGGTTTAGTATTATTCATGGTTCAATTTCAATTTCCGTCCTTCACCGTGTTTCCGTCGAGGGTTTCGTCCAGAACGATGTACCGCTTCTGAATCCAGACCTTCTGCCCGGTCGTGATCCAAACATCGTTTCCTTCCTCGTCGTTCTCAGGCTCCAGGACTTCCATCTTGAGGGCGTAGCGGTCGATGGAGATGAGCTTGCCGATCACCGTATCCCCACCTTCGACTTCAATTGCAAGTTTGAAAGCCACGGGGACGTTGTTGACCCGAGCCGTGATTAGCTCCGAGTCGTGGACGGTGTAGTTCTTGTTGTTCTTCCGCTCCCGCTTTTTCGGGTCTTTCTCTTCAATTTCAGTCATGCGTAATTCCTCCTTGAATTTTGATTTGAAAAAGGGAGCTTGAGCCTGCTCCCTCGGTTCCCCCCGGAGGGGGGATGGTAACATCGGTATGGGCCTGAGTCAACGTGGATTTTTCCCCTGCATAGAAGGGCAGAGGAGTCTTCACCGGGCGGGACTGGCGGGACTCCTCTGCCACCCTTCGCTTCCGCGAAGCTAACGAGTCTTTGTCGATGGGGTCAGAGCCGGATCGGGATTACCGGCTTGAATTGCCGCTGCTCTTGCTCGGTTCCGTCCGGCTCTGAGGATTCCGTCTCCGACCATCCACAATCCGGCGATGATGGATGAACCCAATTGCAAGAACAATTGACCTTTATCCCCGTCTAGCCAGCCCATTGCAATTGCCTGAGTAATCACCCAGCCCAAAGCGGCTATGGCTTGTGCCAGTGTGACGTTCGGAGTTTTTGTATTCAGCCAGTTCATGTCCTACCCTCCTTTCAAATTATCGGCAATGACGCTGATAGGTGTAAACAGACCACGGATACCAATTCGTTCCGTGGTTTGACATCCGATAGGCCACCCGAGCGTTGTAGAGAGGATTGTAAATCCTCCACCACTTCACCCAGTATGGGCCTGGCCTGTGAATTTGAAATAGCCCGTGGTCGTTGGTTGCTGAGATTGCTCCCCGCCCACGGTAGACATAGCGATTTTCGTACCACGCTATGCATTGAGCCCGTGCGTACTTTACAGGCCCAAATGTTTTCAGTATGGCTTGGTGGACTGCACGAGGAGGCCGGGGGATACCCGGCCAGTAAAGAGCCTGCGCTGTTGCCGTGCCTGTGGTGAGTGCAAGGGCACACGCACTCAGTATCGCGGCTAAGCGATGAATTGAATTTCCTCCTTGTGAGCTTACAAGTCATGCTGCTAGCGTGGGAAGTCTTCCCAGCCTCCTTTCATTGCTCGATGTTTGTAACGCCGACTTCGCGCATCTTTTCAATCATTGCGTTGACATTGAAATAGTGGGTCTTACGCCACGGGTCGAAGTTGTCGATTACGCCCCACGCTTCATCGGCGTAGTGATCGGTGAACGAGGTAGTCATAGCAACCTCCATCCCCCAGGTCAAATCCCAGATCAAATCCTCGTCGTATCGCTTGGAATACACGAGATGCCCGCCCCACGAGCCCGGTCGATTTCGCGGTGTATCGGGCACGTAATCCCAGATGCAGGGCCTCCCCGCCTTGATTGCATTTTGCAATTGTTCCAGCGCTGTAAGCGGTAGCCAAAGACCAAGTTGAATTCCATGCAGGAGATAGATAGCTGTCCGCAGTTGCTTCTCATCTCCTGGATTGAGTTCTCCGAAGGCTGCAATGGAGTAGGTTCGCTCCGTAACCTTTGTATCGGGAAAATGCAATTCCCAGCCATGCCTCCATTCACGGAGAGCTTGAATTACAGAGTAGCCCCTGTCCTTAGCGTCTCCCGGAGTCTGGCAGCCCGTTCGGAGTTTGTATTCATCGACGACTTGTTGGTCGGTGAGCGGGACGGTATTTCTAGTTTCCACTCTTTCAAGTCGCAGCAAGTTATTTGCGCGTCCTGCAAACACGCAATCTCCGTAAGCATCGTTGCCCCAAACGTTCGTTGGGAACGGCCGTCGGTTATGGTCAAAGTCAAATGGAACTGGATACACGATGTCCTCGGCCAGAAAGTCACCGAGCATGAGTGTATGCGGGTCATGTTCGTACTCCTGTTTTCCGGTTCGGAATCCATCGACTTGAACTGTCTCCATTCATCCTCCTTTATTTGAATATTCTATGAATGAGTTTCACGCACTCAGGACTGACCTTGACATTGCGACCATTTGAAAGTTCCAAGAGGACGGTCGCCTCACCGATGTCATTCCGTCTTGAAACCTCACAGAAGACAATGCTGGCCTGTTTGACTTCTACTACTCGTCGCCTGAGAACGATAAGCGTTGCCTTTATTTCCTTTTGATGTTTGTCCAGCCGATCCGTGGTACGGCTGAAATACCACAGACTGACGACCATGCCGATAGCGAGAAGCGCATAGGCCAGTGAAACGTAAATCCAAGCCCGCGTACTCATGACCCCTTTGCTCGGATCATCGGTTCGCAACCAAGCACGGTGAAGCCAAGCATGATCGTCTCGGAGCTTTTGTCAATGAGCCCGTAAATGATTCCAACGACCCCCAAAATGGTGATTGCCCAAGCTCGGACGAGATGTATGTAACGGTACTGCCCATTTTCATTTGCTACTGGCATCTCCTATTCAACACCGCATGAGTGTAGAGAGTTGCCCATGCAAACTTGTCTCCCTCCCAATTGCCTACGTGGATCGTGCCTCCCCCCGAGGTCGGACAATTTGCATCGAGCCACTCAGGAGCCCACGCAGGCGCATTGTGGGCGAAGATTGCGCTCCACCAATACTGAGTCCATGTGTGGCCCGGATGCTCTTCTTTCAATTTCCTGTGCGTAGCAATGAGTCTGTCCGCAGTCCAGCGTGCCTGTTTTTCAACATTCCGATAATCCTGCGCCGGTTCAAATGAGTCATGGATTTGAAATGCTCCCCGGTCATTGCCACTGTCTAGCTCATACCGTGCTGCAAGGTAATACTCGGATTCCAACGCCCCGATCCTACCGACGTACTGATTGGGCACGCCCATGTCCGACTCCACTTCCCGGACAATGGAGGAGTGCGAGCACCAGCACAAGACTCTGGCAGTTTGAAATCCTAGAATTCCATCAACCGGCATTCCGTTTGCGGCTTGAACGTCTTTGACTGCGTTCTTGGTCGCATCACCGAACGCCGGGGTGTCCTTGACTTTCCGGTTCGTGACTCGCTGGAGCAAATCCTTGTAACCGAGGATGGCATGAGCACGCCGGAATTGAAAACTATCGACTTCGGCCGTATCGTCGTACCGCTGACCGTACTTGAAAGCTCCTTCTTCCCATCCCCAGCTAGGCATGTCTCGGCCCTTCCACTCGGATGAACGCTTGAATTGAACTTCGATGTCTGTAATCCGCAGCGACATGATCGCCGTGGTTTCCCTCGACAGTATGAAAATATCCGCCCGAGCCCCACTTGTCGAAGAACCCCACATGCACCGCTGGCGGGACAATGAAAAGATCGCCCTTTTCGGGAAAGCCGGTGATGTGCAAACCCTCTCGACCCCAGCGAGCATCATCGAGAATTTCAGGAACGTAGGAATGCCGGAAATGAATTCCAACCTGATCGAACGCCCACGAGCAGGAGATGGCGCACCACGCGACACAATTCATGTGATACCAGGAGCCGAACATTTGACAATTCGATCCAGGCGGGGACTCTCCGAGCCCCATGTGCTTCCTCAGAGCCTCAACCGCTCCTGCCTTCTTGCCGGTTGACTTCTTCGCTTCCCTGATCCGCTCACCACGTCGATGTTGCATTTCCTTCGTGAGCTTTTTCTTGCCGATCATGAAATCGTAGAAGTCCTGACCGGCTGCCCTGGAAGGATGCTCATATCCGAGCCACGACTGCGCCCTGAAAACTCGGTTGGCCGTTTGACGACCAAATACCCCGTCGATGGGGAAATGATAAATGATCGGATACTGGACATCCTTCTTCTGCCAGGCCGAGGGATCGTGGCCGTTGAGAAGCCATTGAATTTCCTTTACGTCCCTGCCCCGCATCGGAGGTGAGACAAGGTGCAGCGTCCTACGGTTTCCAGATTTCCGGGCGGACAATTCCGCCGGAGTCTCTTCCGTTACCTCCAGGCCCGGAATCTCCTCCATCTCCGTCGTCTCTTCCGTCATCGTCTCCCTCCGGTTCGTATTTGGCTTTCATTTCGTGCAATTGCTTTGCCGCTTCTTCAAGTTGAATTTGCGTTATTTGTAATTCGTGCTGGAGTTGCCGTATCCTGACTTCCTTTTCCCCCAGGAGAAAAATTACATCGTCTTTGCTTGCCTCCATCCTCCCTCCTAGATAAACCTAATCGGCCAGATTTTCAATTGACGGCTATTGACATGAACCGTACCGCCGACATTTGACGAGGCATACATGGTTTTGATTGTCGTTGACGCTGATACTCCTCGGGCAATGTCACTAACAATGAGACAAGTCGCCCAACCGCCAGCGACGTATTCATCGGCCTCATAGTCGGCAGTCCCGCTGCCGTCCCACGTACCCGAAGATGTGCGAAGAACAACGCCAAGTGACCCGGCGGTCGTCTGACCGCTTGCGTACATGATGGTTTTTGTTTCGCAATACCAATCGCCTGCCCGCAATCCTGTTACTTGCGGGCCGACTGTTGCAACATCGACTGCGCCTACTCCTGTACCCGCAAACGTCTGATCGGTTACGATTGAAACTGCAATTGGCGGGCCACCAATGAATTTCCATTTGTAGGTTGGTTCGCTGGAATCGTAGATGAACGTCCAGTAAACGCCGGGGTAGTTATTGAAAATCCACATCATGCCGTCTACTGGAGCAGCGGGAGGCGATGTTCCGAGATGGTAATTCAATTTTGAAAATTCGATGGCAGCCGAAGCAGAGATTTCAGCATTTGCAATTGTCCCGTCAAGAATCTTTGCTGCCGTAACCGCATCGGTCGCCAGTTTTACATTCGTTACCGAGCCGTCAGTCGGAGTCCGCGTGTCGGAAAGTCGGGAGTCATTTCCGGCGCAAGCCTGAGCCGAACCCGAGCCCAACGTTCGCATCGAGGCCGTACCGGCCGCGCCGTCTTTATTTGCCGCCGCCACCTTCGTATCTGTAATTGCTCCAGCGGCCACAGCAGGAGTCGTAGCCGTGCCCGTAAGATCACCGACAAGCTGAACGATGCCCTTCACGGTTGTCGAGGCATCTGCAACGGCGCTAGGAGCCCCCCATTTGACTCCTGCGGCCTGGGTAGAGTCCGCCTGGAGCACTTGACCATCTGTACCGACAGCGACCCTTAGATCGCCTCCTGTGCCCCTGCCGTACAGATCGCCCTTCGTCGTCAACGGGCTTGAGAACGAAGAGGGAGCCTGCCAGGTCGGTACACCGGCTGAAATTCCGAGGATTTGACCGGCCGACCCTGCCGACAGTTTTGAAACGGCAATAGGGCCGGTAACGTCGGCATCCACGATTGCTAGGGCAGCGAGCTTTGACTTTGCAATTCCGGCACCGGCTACGATATCGGCATTGGCAACCTGCCCCGAGGGAATGAGTTGCTGCCAGGTTGGCGTTGCATCCGATCCGGCATTTATTTCAAGCCGAGCCGTCGTGGTATTGAAAATACAAAGCCCCTGTGGACGGCTACCGAGAGCAATGGCATCTCTCTGGGCCGTTGTTAGCTGAGGTAGTCCCGTCCCGCCTAGCGGTCGTGAAATCCCGGAAATCCGGAGGTTGCCTGTAATCTGGGCTTCGCCTGCTCCGAAGCGAGAAAGCTGGAGTCCGGTTTCTCCGATCCGGACTGTTCCCACATCGACGGTCTGCCCGAAGTTGGCAGCGTCGGCGTAGTGATCCTGAATTGAATTCAAGTCACCGGCATAGAGCCGACCGCCTGGAGCTATCCCTGTCGCATCAAAGGTTTTCACACGGCTCATGCCATTTAGCCTCCCTAGCTCACCTTCGTCGGTGTAATTTTCAAGAATCTGTGTCCAAACTGCGCCGTGGCAGAAGCAGAGAACGAGCGATATTTCATTACAATGGCATCACTAGCTGCAAGCGTCGGCTGATACATCGCCTCAACGCTAATGATGTAGCCGACCGCGCCGGTCGTTCCAATGTCGTACCAAGCGGCCCAGTTGTCATTTGCTGCGGTGCCGCCAAGATCGAGCGAGGCATAAGCGGTATGGGCCAGAGACGCACCGCCGGGAGTGAGAATCGCTGCGCCATATTCAAGTGTGTAAATCCCCGCCCTGGGAACGGTGATACTCGGGCCTGCCGTCGTGAGAGCAACGTAGGTTGTGCTCGCCGTAGATTCAAATGCCGCCACATATGCGAATGCCGGAGCCCCGCCGATGAATTTCCATTTGTATGTCGTTTCCGAGTTGTCATAGACGAACATCCAGTAGACCCCGAGCCCGTTGTAAATCCAGAGCATTCCATTGACCGGCGAAGAGGGAGGAGATGTGCCAATATGAAAACCGAGCTTCATTCCCTCTATCGAGGCATCGGGAATCGTAACTGCACCCGTCAAATGAATTGGGCAAGTAGCTCCTCCCGGAGCATCCGAAACGCCGAAGATCGGATACCCTGAAAACGGACTGGCTACAGCCCTCGCCTTGTACGGCGTTGATGCGTCCGGCTGAACGAGAACGCCGCCACTTGCAATCGACGCAACGGTTGTAACTGCCGGTTGACCGATGTAGGCAACGATCACCGGCAGGCCATTGGTCGCATCATTCATTGCAATTCCGGCGTAGTTGTATCCGGTACAGCGGTCTACCGAGTTGAACGGCCCGGAGAAGCCAACGATGTCACCTTTTGTAATTGTCCCGGTCGCATTGAAAATTTTGGCAGTCCAGTCCGGCGTCTCAAGATTGCAATTCTCTGGGTTGGCATCGGCAAACATCGGAAGGGTATCCGACCATCCCTTGCCGACGATTCGTGCTCCTGTGCCGTAATTGCTGAAATACCAAGCCGCTGCGCCTGTCCCCGTTCCGCCGATGATGTCGGCTGCGGCTGACGGATAGAACGTCGTCTGAGCCGCGCTCTTGATCCTGACGGCGTACTTGGATTCGCGAGCAGTAATCGCCGTCGTAGCCCCACCCCATCCGCCTGCGCGGATCGTGGAATGCCACATCATGCTCATGCCGAAGAAATTACAATCTACGAAACTGTCTCCCCCGCCGGTTCCCTCATCGAGAATGCAGCCATTTCCAACTGCCTCATAGGCCAAATCGATGAATTGGCAATTGATGGCGATGTTTTGTAATTGGTGCCCGCCCTTGTCGGCACCGTAGATGCCATATGGGCCGAAACCCGCATGGCAGTCCAGGAAGTTGCTGCCGACAATTGCATTGTTGCCAAAAACAGCAAGCGAGGCGAAGAAGCTACCGTCGAAGTAGCAATGGATGTATGTATTGTCCCCGAAGGTAGTTGCGCCGTCTTCCCACTCGACGTTATAGAAGTTGTTTGAGAACCGGCAGTCGTTGAAATTGACATGATCGCTATTCATGACGAGCCCGGATTGAAAACCTGACGCCTGAACACGAGTAAGACTCATGTTGCTACCCGGCTTGATGCCCTTCATCACACAGCCGAGCGCGTTGGGATTCAGGACATGGCCGAATGTACCCTGACAGCAGAAGTCCAACAGCCGTGGAGCTTGACCCCAAGTGCCGTACGTTGGCGAAGGTTTTATGCAATACTTCCCTGCGCCCAGATCAGTAGTCCAATTCAAGAACGTGGCAGCCGAACCAGCGCCACTGATTTCAACATTGTTCTGTAAAAGAAGCTCAGCGGTTATCTTGTAATTCCCCGGCGGTATATACACATAGCCACCGCCTGCCGTCGAGACATCGTTGATTGCATTTTGAATTGCAGTCGTGTCATCGGCTGTATTGTTTCCGACCGCGTTGTAAGGAGCGTTCTTGACGTTCACGTAACGACCTGCCGATGCTCCCCCTCCTCCTGAGCCGCCCATTGAAAAACCGATGAGCGCGGTAATTGAAGTTCCGATTCCCGGCTGAGAGGAAACGCCGATGATCGGATAGCCCGAAGCAGGAAGGATGGCCTGCTTTGCAAGATAGGGAGTCGTGGAATCCGGTTGTAGCAACGTACCGGCTTGTGCAATCGTCGTCGTCGTATTTACATTGACGTAGCCGGTCGAGGCATAGAGAATCCTGTCGCCGCTGGCTGCGCTCGTGACCGCGATCCCGGCGAAGTTTGTTCCGTCGAACCGCTTGACCGTATTCACGCTCGCGCTCTGGACAAAACTCAAAATGTCCCCGGCATTGATCGTGCCCGAGGCTATGCCCGGAGTCCCAACGAGGTTTTCAGGAAGTACGTTTGTCACTTGGCATTCCAGAGCGTTGAAATCTGGGCGGGAGACAACGCATAGTCGAAGAGTGCAATGCGGTCGAGCGAACCGTTGAAATAATTTGTACCGTCCAGCCTCCCCAATTCAACTGCTCCCGTCGTTGCAGCGATAGTTTGATTCGTCACCGTTCCCGTACGATCCACATTGTCAATGTAAATCTTGTTCGTTGCCCCGGCCTTCGTCCAGACAGCCATGTGCCAGGCGTTGTCATTGACAGTATTCGTCGCCGTCGAGATGACTGCCGTTCCTTCCTTTTCAATTGCAATTCTCCCCGCCGTGCGGCCATAAGTCATCGAGTAACCTGCGTTGCGTTTCGATACGACCCCATTGGTTGCGCCCGAGTTGGTTTTGATCCAAGCGATGATTGTAAACGTGTCACCGGGATCGAGCGAGGCCGAATCCGGAATTGTAATGTAGCCCGTCGTGCCATTGAGAAGGACGGCACGGTTCGGAGAAACACTCGTCGTCGGGCCGGTCTGGGAATAGGTGATTCCTCCGGTATACGTTCCTGGATTTCGGTTCGTCTCGTCAAAGGCAGTCGGCCCGGCGGTTTCGGTAAGCCGCCAGTATGAAATTGGCAGCAAGTCCATGAGTGCATCGTCGTATTTGTTGTTCGTATACTGAGTGATTGTGAATGTAATTCCAGCCGGGGTGAAATGGGAAAGCTCACGGCTGATCGCTTGAAAATCCGGAGTAAGCGATGGATCGACATTTACTCGGTAAGCGAAGTTCGCCAGGTCTTCGTTGATCGAATACAGATTTGAAATGTCGGCAGGTACCGACTCCCCGTAGAGTGTGACTCCTGCTCCGGAACTAAGGTCGATGCCATCCGGGAGAATCGAGGTTGGCACACCGATTCCCTGCGAGGCGTAGATGTAGTTTTCAATAATCGCCTTCCGCGTCGTTCTTGTAAACGCGCCCTTACGAATGTGAGTGAGAATGCGGTTTCGTCGTAGCTGATTGGACGGCGTTGGAATAAGTGCAGGAATTCCAAAGTTCTGCTCCCAGCGGGTAAGCCAGTCCGTCGAGCTTGCGACGAACATCTCCGTATACATTGCCCCGATTTGATCCGCCAACGTCTGTAGCGGCATCGTGAGCACATAACGAAGCTGACCGAAATAGGAATCCTGATTTTCAGGCCAGAGGCCATGAGGGGATTCCTCGATGAATACTTTTTCAAAATCGGTGAGTGGCTGTTCAGCAGGAAGCGTCATGACACGGTGATTGTCCCAGGAAGTCGCTTGCTATCAGGCGCGGTCGAGAGGACACCGCTCGGAGCCGTGACGGTCAGGTCGGCCACGCCGGGCAATCCAAATACCGCGTCAATAATTCCGTTCGGTCTGATTGACGCACCGACCGGAAGCGCATTCACATAATCTGAAATTGCCTGCTGGATCGACGGCGTAAGATCGGCAACCGTGTAGACCATATCGGCCACGCTCGTATCCAGTGTGATTGTCACGGAGACGGCGGTTGAAATTCCAGTAAACCCGGTAACGTGAACGATCATGTTTGCCACGTCGAGCGCCTGTAGGTCATCTTGAATTTCAGTGATGATGGCCGGATCGACAATCGCACCATCCGGCCCGGAGACTCGTATCGTGACATGACCGTTTGCCGCCACGCCCATGTTGTTATTCGGAAATGCAACTGCCGTATCGACTTCGTTGTGGATCATCGCCCAGGAAATCAAATCATTAGGCGAGCCTGTGCTGGGAGCACGTAGGGCTCCGAGCAATCGAGCCCTGAAATCATCCCAGTCCTCAGGCTCACTTCCTCCGGTAAACCCGGCGGGGTTCGTCACGGAGTTGACACCGCTGGGAACGTCTGAAATTTCATTGATGACACCCGGCCCAACGTTGTAGATAATCCCGTAGGACTCACCCGCTGCCGCGACAAGGATTGACTCGGCTGTACTTACAGCAGGCGGCGCTCCACCGAGCGCGCCATCGGTTACGTTGTCATCGAACAGGACGGTTGTATTGTCATTGATCGTCGTAACCAATTGCAAAGGCCCGCCGTTTTTCATTCGGTAAATCCGTCGTCCCGTTGTACCTGTGCCGCCGAGTGGAAGTGCTGTTAGCCGAATCTGAGACGTGTTGACATTGAGCGCGTTACTGTGCGCGCTCGGAGCGGTTTCTCCTCCCGCCGTCAGAAATGTCACCACGTACTCCATGAGGCCGGTCAGGTTGCCTCCCAGGACGCGATCAGTGGCCGTAGGAGCCGTCGGAATCCCAGGACTGGGGATAGTGGCATCTACAGTCGTAGTGAAGTAGATCGGATCGAGCCCAGTCCCGATATCGTAAGCCGCACTTGAAGTCATCGGAATGAACGTCCCGCCTGCACCAAAGAATTTCAAGTTGCCAACAGAGGGTGTTCCTGGTTTGAGTGGGATGTTGTATTGATCGCCGTACTTTTCAAGTGCATCTTGGTTGGCCGTCTGGAGGAAAATGTCCGATCCGAGAAACGACTGGGCGATGTAGAGGTTTTCCATTGCGCTCGCCATTACTTGAAAAAGCATGTAGAGATTTCCGTCGTCGCCCACATACACATCCGGAATACGGCTTTGCATTTCCTCGATCATGACATTGATAATGTCATCTCGATTCATGTAAAGTGCCTGTGGATCAAATGGGAGCGCCATTGAAACTCCTAGACTTGAACGGTGATTACGTATTCACCAGGATCAACGCCGATGCCTTCGGCCAACTCGATTTCATCCAGGTCAGCTTCATCGACAGGAATGTTGATATCGGGCGGTTCCGTGGCCGTAAACCGAATAACCGCTTGCATAGATCGGTTCGTCGTTTCATCGGTTTTCATCATCTGAATGTCAATCACATTCACGTCGTACATCGGCATGAGCGCCTTGCCGATATGACCTTTTGCTGCCTCGGCAGCCTTTTCAATCGTTGGCTGGTTTACTGCCAGGGCCAGGTCACTTCCGAGGTTGCCGGTGTCGTCAAAAATCCACGTCCCTCTCGGGATTTTCAAACGGGTGACGATGCGTTGACGAATAAGGCCCGCACCTTCGATGGCCTGCAAATCCCCGCTGGAGTTGAAAAGCCAATCGCCGTGATCGGTCATTGCAAAATCAACCGGCACTAATCCTCCTCGTCCAGCATCGTAGATTGAATTACTCCGAGCGCCTTGGGAAGTCCACGCTGCCCCAAGTGCAAGGCAATCAGGACTTGCTCGCCTACCTGGGGAACGTCAGGCTCCACCTTGATTCTTTTCAACCGCACTTCGCCGTTGGCTCCCTCGTCGTATACCTTGGCCGTTCCTGTAAACCCGATGAGGGGAATTGACTGCGGCCCTAGTTCCTCGACCCAGATGAGCTTGCGGTCAACGTCACGGCGAGTCACGGGACTCTGAATGAAAAACTGAGTTGACTTTTTGACATGGCTGTCGATAGCCTGGTAGACCATCCCGAAATCTTCATGCGTCAGTGGCATTACCGCTTCGACCCCCTCACGACCGGCCAGTCCTTTTGCCCCTGCTTGTGCGTCTTATTCAAGAAGCGGGCGAAGCTGTCGCTGCACGTCGAGCCACTACCTCTACCGCCGTACATTCCGCCGACCGGAGTATAAAATGCAAGTCGGCATTTTGGGCTATCGTTGATGCCTCCTGAATGCCAGCCCGTTTCCATCGAGCCGCTACGGAAGCGGGCAATTAGCTGGCCCTTTTGGACGATTTTCCCAGGAGCTACTTGAATATTCTTTATCATCTCGGCCACGTAGATGCTCCAGCCCGCATACGGCCCATCGAGAAGTTTGTAAGCAATGTAAACCCCGCCGTTGGGCCAGACGTTACGAGCAACGTAGAGAATTTTGGCTCGGCCGTGGGCATAGACGGGATCGCCTTCACTGACGGCAAAGTCAAGTCCTTGATCCGGGCCAAGGAATTGGTGGCCGACGTAAAAGTCAAAGTAGTATTGCGTACCCCCATGCCCACCGGGCTCCGAGGCGTCGGCAGGCGATTTGCTTTTCTTGCTTGCCTTGGCCGCAGCCTGGATTGTTGGAAGGAAGTCCTGCGCCATTTTCCAGATTGAATTTGCATTTGCCAGTCCTGTTTTTGATCTACCGGCATATGACCAAATAGCGTCTCGCAAATCCGCTTCCGTTCCCTTCGCATGTGGATTGCGATTGTAAAGCGAATGTGCCGCGACCCAGATGTTTGCGCAAGGGCACCAACGACCGCCGGTATATGAATTATTATTGTTAGGGCTAATACTAGTACCGGGCAATTTCAATTTGTGTTTCACCGCATATCGGTCAGCTTCCTGCTTCAAGCTTGCATCCGTCAACTGCATTGGGCCGACTCCGCGTTCTGGTGCTCCCGGACGCGCTGTTGAAAGTCCGGCAGCCGGAGAAAATGGATTGTGATTGTCGCGTGGGCCGTCCGCATACATCCAGCGCCACTTGTCGTACTGCTCCTTTTGAAATACCGAAGGTGGCATGTGCCAGTCTTTTCCGCCCACGTAATTGTGGTTGTGGTCGTACGCTTCTTCGGCTCCGTTTCTGAACGCCTCTTCATGCTTGGCAATACCGAGAAGCACCGAAAGGAAAACTTGAAATCCATATTGCTTGTGCCACGTATGCGCCGCTTTGACAAAGCAGTCGGCCCAGCGGATGCCGGTTAGCTCATCGGACAGGACGGCATCGGTTCCTGCGGCGGGCTCGTGGTCAGGAGATTGCAACTGAGGATCGTCAGGCACTCGCTTGGTCAGGGCGAAGCCGCGCTCTCTCAGCCGAACCTCTTGAAATAGACCATCGGGGCTGACAACATGCCGGACACCGACGATGTAGAACGTCCCCACAAGCCCGAGCTTTGGAAGGTTGACAACAGCAATGCGGTTCTGCCGAATGAGAAAGCCGGGATCGAAACAGGTGATCTTGATTTCAAGCGATCCGACTTTACCCTCGAAGATTTCCTCCCAGGCTTCGGCCCGAGCCTGTTTTTCATTTCTAGCCTGCTTGGACGTAACAAATTTCACCGGCTTTTTCGACCAAAGGCGAATGCTTGGATCGCGCTCACGAACGTAGGAACCTGTATTTCCTTTCTGCCAACTGACCCATTGCTCTCCGACACGGGTTTGCGTGTTTTTGTTCCACTCCATTTGCTCGACCGGAATCCATTGCCGTTGATGTCCTTTGAAAACTCGAGGCTGGCCGAAGTAATATGTTGGTTGATTGTGATAGCTCAGCCGGTCGGCATAGATCGTTCCGTCGGGCTCGGCCCAGATATATGCCTTTGCAAATTTCCGGTAGAACCGATACCACTTCTCCCAATACGTCTCGGTGCCATCCGTGTAGAATTTCTTGACTCGCTGGTGCTTGAGCAATTTCAAGTTTGCTGCCATGCCAAGTGCGCGAGATTCCTTATGGATCATTTGGTCGATGCGGACGTTGGTATGCATGAAAGGCAATGCAGTCGCATCCACGGCCGGAGCCGTAATATCCCGGCCAACCATTTCAATTATGCCTTCTTCGTTCTTGGACACGGTATCGGCATAACCGCGATGAAGCGTTCGGATTTTCCCACCCTGGACGAGCACCAAGTCAACCCGTACCTCGTTATCCCTTTTCAAAACCTCCTTGATGTCGTTGAATGGATCGCCAAGCTGGCACGTCCACTGATCCGCGTCCGTATCCATCGCGCTATCTACGTCGAAAGAGATGACCCTATCGACGGACAGGGCTTTGTAGCCTGCCTTATTCCACTTAGTTGTAATTACTGCGTACGCCTGCATCCATCCCTCCGGACAAATACAAATCGCTGATCTGATCGAATCGCCTCATGCGCACGGTTCTACTAGGCTTCTTGCCTCGCTGCATTTGACGAAGGAGCCAGATTTCATATTCACGAGCAATCATCGTATACATTCTTGCCTTTTTGGATTTGATCGGACGCTTGACAACAATTGCCATTTCAACCTCCTACACATTGAGCACGAGCCCGAGCATCATCTGAGTCGTTGGAATCTTGTTCGGCGGGGGAGGCTGAGCCAACCCGCCAAATGCAACTCCCGATGCAATGACGTAGTGGTTTTTGTCATAGATGCGATGCCATTTATTTGCATCACCATAGACCTTTTTGGCAATTGTTTTTAGCGTTCGATATCCCACTTTGACCGTGAACGTGCGATGGCTCTTTTTGATTTTCTTCCCCTTTGGATTTGGAGGCGGCGGTCGCCTTCCCGGCTTGGGAAGGTCGATCTTCTCCCTCGTCCCGACGTGAATGAAATTGATGGTATAGGCAATGCTTCCAGTCCGGTCGCCTTCCTGGTGATTGAAACTGTAATCGGCAACGAAGACCTGATAGGGATTGTTGTCCTCGTGCTTGCCCACCATTGAAGCAGGCAACCACAATTCAAGTCCATAAGCCGACTTGTCCTTGGCCGGGTGAACAGGAGGAACCGAAGTCAAGACCTTGCGGCATTTTCGCATATTGACAATTGCGGTTCTACCTGGAAGGACACCGCTCAGATTGATTCGGTGATCGTCCAGGTGCATTACCTCTACTATGGCTGCGTTGTCACCGACGTAATGGTGAATCGCCTGACCTTGCGAACCGTTCCATTCAAACCCCTCCACGCCGAGCGGAAATTCAAATCGCAAATGCGAGTCACCGTCATCAACGTTCTTGTTGTGAATTGACGGGCGCTCAAAGCGTGACGTGTCAATGACGTAACCGGCATCGTCCTTGCCATAGCCAAAGATTCCAGGCGGCGAGCCAGCGCCAATGCGAACGACAGTCGGTGGCTTTTCAACAGTTGGGCCGAGCCCTCCACCAGCGTCAGCCATTATTTCCTCGTCACTTTCTGCTGACCTCCACTAAGCGGATACGAGAACCTGAATTGTGAAAGCGTGTCGGATGTAGCTCCCTTGAATTTTGCGGGCTTGCCAACCTTCTTCCCCTTTTGCAAATCCTCCAAGTCTTTCCCGGTAAGCTCGATCTTCATGACAGAATCCGGGTTCCAGGACACCTGTAGCCGATCTACACCGGCCGCGCTCAACTGACGAGATGTTGCAAAGGCTCGCAACCTCCGCTCGGCTGTATCCGGGCTAATGAAACCTCGTCGCAAGTCCCGGAAAATGCGGTTTTCAATTAGCTCTGATCGACCAAGCTCGGGATTGATAAACCCATGCCTGACCGCGCTGCGGATTCCGGAAGCTGGGCCGAGAATACGGCCAAATTCTCTGCGGTTCTTTGTGAGCGCCGAATACAACGGATGCCGGGGATCGGTTATCGGGCCTTGCGCACCTGGAGTCGAAAGCAATGCAATTATGTCGCCAACTGCAAGGGCAGTCGTTCCCAGCCCGAGCCCGAGTGTCCGCATTGTAATTCCGCCGAGCGCGCCGCCTACTCTTCCGGCGGTTCTTCTTGCAAATCCAAATGCTCGGCTGAAAAATCCCGGATGCCTTTCGGCTTCCTTCTCGGCATCTCGACCAAGCGGGCCGAATCCTCTCGGGCCTCCCATCTGATATGAAATTGCAACCCAGACCGGATTCAGCGGGGAAGCTCCTCGCGTCTGATCGCCGGATGCAATGGCCTGTGCGGCCGAGAGCGCCGCGCTGCCTGCACCGAAGAGCCGGAACGGACTTACGTTCGGGAGGAAGCGCCGACCGAAGAGAAGTCCTCCTGCAATCGCAGCACCACCGAGAATTTCACGCCGATGTCGATGGCCCTTGAGCGCGAAGTCCGTCGCGTGTTGTGAAAGATCGGCAAACCGCTTGAGAACGGGATCGCTCTCGGTGAGAAGGGATGTGAAGAAGTTTCGCCACGACTGTTGAATTCTCGTGATCGGGATTTGCTCCAGATTTCTCTTCATTGCATCGCCCATTGCTTTTGAATTTTTCCCGGCATTGATGAATTCCTGATTCAGTTGGGTAAAGCCGGGGCGAGTCGGGCCTTGTCCCATCCACTGTTGAAATAGCGTGACGATTGCGCCTCTCGTCTCCGCACGACGCACGAGTTGACCGAGCCACTGTGCAGCAGGGCCTTTGATCGACGGCATTTCTCCCGGTTGCAATCCGGCCGCTTCTCCCGGCGGGAGGAACGCCCCACCTTTCTGCCGAAGCTGCTCGAAGATCGTTTGCAAAATTTGATTGAACGACATCGTTGAAAGCGTCTCGGGAGTGAGCCCAATTGCTGAAAATCCCTTCTGCTCACCCTTCGGCGGATTGCGGATGTTACGGAAAAGCTGACCGAGCCAACGCTGGTTCAATGCAAACGTACCGCCGCCTCGCTGCATGAGAACGGACAGCGCGAGGAATTGCGGAAAATTCACACCGGCAAGCTGAGCGCCACGGAATGACGGAGCCGTGAATTGTGCAAACTGCTCGCCCGAGACGCCGATGGATCGCTGGATGAATTTGAAAATCTGATTAGCGGTTTGTGGAGCCCTGCCGGTTGGAATTCCAAAGCTCGTCAACGTTCGCAGGAGGCCCGTGCCGACTTCCTGGACATTCTGCGGCGTTCCCGTACGTGTCGTTCGTTCCAGGACAGTGAACACCTTTGCCAGATTTTCAACTTGACGCGGACTTAGCCCCTGCATCGAGGAGTAGATCGTGGTGATTGAATTTGCAATCTCCTCTGCCGGTGATGCAATGTCGGTTGAAATTCGCAAGATGTCGTCCCGCATCTTGTTTAGCTGATCCGTGGGCAGCGGCGTCCCTTGAATTGTCTCACCAATAGCCGCAATGGAGCCTAGGCTTTCCTGGAGCGTTTGCAAGTTCTGTACGGCTCCCATGAAGCCGTAGACGGCGAAGCCTGAAAGCGCGTAGCGGACAGTCGTTCCCAACGAGCGAAGCTGTTGCGTGAGAATCCCTGTCCGAGTAGAGCCTTCCGTCATCTGCCGGTTCATGCCCAGCAGGCCGGAATTGATTTCCTGAATGGTCGCCCGAACCTGCCCCGCTCCTCGGGCGATGAAATTGATTACGAGGTTGCGTTGTATGTCGCTCATTTACCGTCTTCGCCTGGCCTGTAAATCTTCTCCTGAATTTCCAGCGGAAGTTCCTCTACTCCTGGGACTCCAACGGGCTCGCCACAAACTTCGCATCGTCGTTGTCGCCATTTTCTAAGACATCCAAGGTGAATGTTTCGCTCTCGTTCATCAAGGTCGAGTTGCTGATTGAGGACGATCCATAGGAGCTGACCCTCGGTAAGTCGGGCAAAATCGAGCGTAGATACCGCGTTAGCGCGTACCATTGCCGCCCAGATAAGGCGCTCATGTTGATTGAATTCAAGACTTTTTTTATTTCGTTGAATTCTTCCTCCGGGATCGCCTCGGCCGAAGGCGATTGCTGACTCACCATTTCAAGCCACAAGTCCATGAGATGATTGATGTCCGAGACTTCCAGGTTGTCGTGAACCTGATCGGCCGATTGGAAAATACGAATCTCGAGGTTTTCAACTTCTCGGAGCGCAATGGCAAGGATTTCAACTCTCTGCCATTCGTCTCGTGCTACTTCTCCTGCATTATTCTCCGGAAAGTCCTTGATTGCCGTTGCCTGCAACACTCGCAGGTACTCACCCTCCAAGAGCGGCACGAGGGCCACCCTAACGCCGGGATCGCTCAGAAGCGATGAGATTTCACACGCCGCCTGCCCGAGACGCATCTTGTCGAGACGACGTTGGCGTAGTTTTTCAAGAGTCGCTGACTCGGCCATTTCCCGCCCCTTCGTTCATTGACATCGCACGGCCTCGGAAGAATTCGCCGCGCTTTGGATTTTTCAACTCTTCGTGTGCTTCGTCCTTGGTTCGGTGCATCGAGTACGACTGGACGACGACGATCAAACTGTCGCCGCAGTTGGCGCAGCTTCCGGTAATGACGGCATCACTCAACCGTCCTCTACCGGCCGGTGATTCATCGGTTTGAATATCTGGATCAAATGCTCCGCAGTTAGGACAGAATGGAGGCCCTGCCAAGTTTTGAATTTCAGGTTGCGGCTCGACACCGAGCGCCTTGACTTCCTTGACCAAATCGCGCATCGAGTCCACCGCAGAATGAGCCAGTGTCATGAATTCCCGGTACTCGTGCCGATCCATCTAGCCGCCCGGTGCGTACCCTGGAATGCTCAGGTCTGCGCTCAGCGTAACTTCGGTGAGCGTCGAACGGATGTTGATTCGTGTCCAGTTGACGCCGGTATACGTCACGATCCTGTCACCACGACGACACTGGACTTGAAAATCACGGATTCCCGTGAGCTTGCTCTCGTCGTTCATCCCCTTGGAAACTCCTGATTTCAAGAGGATGGCCGAGAACGAGATGGTATTCTCGTCCGCCTTGCGGATCGTGCGCAGGACTGGGCCGTCCGTACCAAACGCGCCTCGCCAGTTGACTTCCTGGCGGTATTCCTCCTCCATGTCCTGAGTGGCGACGAAATCCTCGCCTGCCACAAGCAGGCCCAGGTCAGGAGCACTAATTCCCTCTAGCCAGTTTGCCACTTGAAATTACCTCCTTCCTAGGCTGCGATCTGGAGTTGGGCGTCCACTTGAATTGTCTGAACGCCACGCACGACAAGGCCCTCGTAATTCACGATCATCTGTCGCTGATCGACCGAGGGGACAACGCCGACCCGGTAGCCCATCGTGCCGTCCGGTTGCTGGAGCGGCTGAATCCAGTCGGAGCGATCCTGGAGGATTCGCTGCACACCGCTCGCCAGAAGGTCGCGGTTGACTTGTGTATTTCCTTTGCGCAGGAAATTTTGGTCGTAGCAGTATTCGCGAACGTCCACGAAAAGCTGATCGATGATGAGCCGCGTCATGAGCGCGTCGAAAGTTCCATCGGTTTTCCAAGTCGTGCGAAGGTGGGTCAATGCAACTCCACCATTTCGCCCCGGCTGTAGCGGGCTCACTCCACCCTGGAGCAAGTCTTCAAAGTCGTTTACGACCGAGCCCGAGACAACCTTCTCCCGGAAGATCGGAAAACCATTGGAATCCAATTCAATTCCGGTAGTGGCAGGCACGAGTGCCAAATCCATGTCGTCAGAGGGGTCAAAGTTTGCAGCCACCATCGCAGCCACACACGTCGCCGCGTAACGGCCAGTCTGGAGCGTACCTGTCTCGTCGTAGATTCCAGGGCCGACGAGCACGACGCGCTTGGAACCGATTGCCGTTGCCGCTGAAATCAGAGCAGCTTTCGTCGTAGCCGATGCCATGCCGACGATTGCAAACTGCTTCATCGACATGAGATTTGCATTGTCGCACGACGTACCAAGCGCGACATGATCCGAGTTGAGCAAGGAATCGGTCATCCGGATACGAACGAAGATTTTGTTTTCAAGCTCAGCCCATGCCGCCTGCCGCTGTGCAAGAGTCGGCAAGGTGGCCTTGGCCGAAATGATCGCGTACACCGGATAGACACCTTTTTGCAACAGGTTCTTGACGAGCGTTGAGAGGGTGGACACAGGCCCGAAATACGTATCCGCATCCGAGCCCCTTGAAATCGTGTAGAGGACTCCAACCGTCCCCGAACCGGCTGCATCTGCCTGACCCTCGACACCGACCGGCAAGGCCATTGCCTGTTGAAACTTGCCGCCGAGAGTGGAGGCATCTACAACCTCGGGGAAAAGTTGCGTCGATGCTACTGGACTCATACCTCCTCCTATTCGTGGAGTTGGATATCGGTTACTTCTGTAATTTGAGTCTGGTCGATGTCAACCTTTTGAATTAGATGGATCGTATCGACGCCCTGATACGGCCCACTGACGCGCTTCACATACACCCGGACAATCAAGTCGCTACCGACGATGCGAAAGACGTTGATATCTCCGGCCGCATCAACAACAAAGAGCCCGGATTGGAAACTACGAATTTCAACTCCTCCCATTGCCTCCTTTGCATTTGAAAAGGCCCCTGCCCCGGTAAAGAGCTTGCTGAGTACCTGATAGGCCACCATTCGGCTCGTGGAGCCTCCGGATTGGTAACTGGCCCAGACCCCTACGTCGAAGTTCACGAGCTTGCAGAGAGCTTCCTCTTGCGTCGTTTGAAAAATGTTTCCGCTGACAGGGGCGATGATTTCATTGACCATGTTGTCACCGAAGCCGAGAGGGATATCGGTGATGTCATCGACTTCCAGGTGAATGATGGTTTTCACGAGTTCGGCTTGAAAAAGCGGATCGCTGGAATCCGGATAGCCGAAGACGACATCGTAGGCGTCGAGCCCGTTACCGCTCGATGACAACGAATTGAAACCATCGGAGACGTAATCCTTGAGCGCCCTCGTGAGCGTCAAGAGCCAAACGTCAACGTCGGGATCGTAAGTCGCGGTCATGGAACGAGGACTTTCTTCCCTTCCACCATCTCGTAGATTGGAATTCCGGGATTGTGGGAGGCTGCAATATTGACGGCATCTAACTTGTTTTCATATCCCTGATTGGAGCCGTACAGGTATTCATTGTTCCCGCCGTAGCGTCCCCAGTCGAATTTCCCGTCCTCCCGCCTGATAAGGATGATGTATTCGCTCAACGCCGTCTCCTCCTCCGACTCCGGCCTTTCAATTTCCGGCCCTTGGAGTAGACTGAATTTGCTTTTCGAGCATTTGACTTTCCACGGCCGTACTTGTTCGCCTTTGCATAGAAGATGGAAGTCCCACGCTTGGTGCCATAGCGTTTTCGCATTGCACGAAGCGCTTTGCGAGAACCTTTTGAATACGCCGACCTGGGCATTAGCCTCCCACCCCGTACAAGCGGCTTCCCGTATGCGCCGGATGGAAACTCAAATCTCCACGGCCGACAACCTCGCGCATGTTGCGCTGACTTTTCAGCGGCCCAAAGACCATTTCCCAGACGTACTGCTCGGCTCGGGAGTTATCGACAAACCGCAGCGTCTTGACAAATGCAAATTTCCTGATCGGACGACGAATCGGACGACGTGCCGAGCGAGGGTTGATTCCGTATTCAATGTAAAACGCTTCCCTGGAGTCGTTGTACGTCTGCCACCAGCCGGGAGCCATCCTTCTGACTTTCCAACCCTTGTAATAGTGGCTTGTAATTCTGCGGACTGGAATTTTCCAGGCTGCTTCTCGGTTGGTTTGCAATGGATCGACTGGGCCTGCGCTCATTTCCTGCGCAGCACCGAGAGCTACGTAGCTGAGCATCTTTGCAAGTGCGTTCATGGCCGGATACAGGTTCCTTCCGGCCGCTTGCAAGTCGGCGGCGAAGTCGTCAATCGCGTTGAAGTCCTCGACGGAAACAAAGCCGTATCGACTGGCCGGGACTCTCACGATTTCAACCTCAACGCTACCTCCCAGTGACCATCCGACATTCCTTCCGGGTGGGGCATTTTGTTTGCGTTCACGACCTGGAATTTCCGGCCGTCATATTGGACGTAATCTTCTCCCGCTTGACCCCAATCGTAGAAGTTCAGCGCGACACTGTTCCACACTATCGGGAAGATGCCAAGATGGTCGTCAGTTTGAATTTCCCCGAATAGCTCGACAAGCCTTTCGGTCGCCAATCGAGTAGCCCTTGTGGACTGGATCGGCTGAATGAATGCCTTGACTGTGATATCGGTGGGACTCCCCGGCAGCATTCCGGCCTCGTTACAGATCGGAGCACTTGGATTTTCGAGATGCCAGATTGGATCGCGATATCCCTCCGGAGTTCTGCATGGGCATGGATTCATGGAATCGTCCCGGTGATAGACGGCCGATTGACCGTTCGTTTGCAGCAGAGATTGAAATTGGTCTTTGGTCGTCATTGCACTTCGATCAAGAGCCGGGAAGGATCGAACGTTGGGCCGTCACCATTGTTGCCAAAGAGGTTGGCTTCTGCCATCTGCGCTACTACACTGTAATTCAAGCCAAGGAGCTTCCCAGCTTGCTTTAGCAGCATTTCAATATTGGCCTGCCCCTGCTGCGCTGCGGTAGTTCCACTGTCCATCGAGACGAGCCCTGCCGTCCACTTGTTCGCTGTTCCAGTAGAGGAGGACGCTCCCAGCTTGGTCAGGTAGCAGCGCGCCATTGCCAGCATAGTGATTCCGGACTTCTGATCCGGGTCGAGCGTGTCAGGAGTCGTCGTGCCAAAGACTTGAAAAAGCGCAGCCTCGACTTCCTGGGTCGCCACGTTTTCATTGATCGTGGAATCCCGGAGCAAAACCCATTCGGTTAGCTCACCGACGTAGGATTCCGTGCCTCCCTGGACGGCCTCGGACAGATCGGACAGGGCACCCTTATTGTCCTCCCATTGAATTCGGAACCAATTTGTCGCGGCGGTTGCGAGATTCGTCGTGTAGTAGGAAATGTAACTCGGATACGTACCGATTCCCGTAACCACTTCAATTTCCGAGAACGTCCCTGTCTGCGACGTTGACTCAAGGATGTGGAGCTTGGTAATATTCGGTTCGATGGGAGGACTGAAATTCAACCTTACGCTCGCCACTATAGAACCTCCTCTAGATCAGGGTCTTGAATTTCTGCTCCATGAAGCTCGGCCTGTGAGATAGTTCCCCGGACAGTCGGCTTTGAAATAACTTCTACCTGCATTCCGTCGCCCTCGACCTTCGCTCCCCAAAGCCGAGCCCGGAAGATCGTCGTCATCAGGTTTTGGAATTTCTCCTTGACCTTGTAAATCTTCATTGCCACCGCGAAGGTGACGGTGAGAGGAAGCAAAACCGGATTCTGTTTCTTGCCGACGTTGAGAGCGGCAATGAAATTGACGACGGTAGCCAGGACGATTCTCGGTATCTTCTTCACTCCCAAGTTTGGCACGAAAATGACCGTGCCGTCCATTTGCCGGAAATGAAATCCCCGATTAGTCTGCGTGACCGTGAATGTCGGAGTTACCGGCATCGTCCGGTAGTAATGAGCGAGCCGGAATTGAATTGCGGCCAGAGTAACCGTGACCGCGAAGGAGCGCGGATGATTTGGAACCTTCGTCTGCGCAGGAGTCAACGTCACCCCGGTCGAGAGAGTCCGCAGGGCCAACCATCTCCGAACGAGGCTCGGAGTCAAGGTGATCGTGACCGGCATTGAAATGTTGCTGGAATGAAGGCTCGATGAAGTCATGACCGGCGTAATCGTCTCAGTCAGCGCCATCGTTCTGAAAAACTTGTCCAGGTTTTGCATTGTCGGCGTCAACGTGAGCGTGACGGCCGGATTCTGGACGTGCTTTGCGACCCGAACCTGGGTCGGAGTGAGCGTTACGGTCTGAGACAGGGTTCGGGGGTAGCCACGAACCTTCGTCTGAGCCGCTGTAAGCGTCACTGAGGCGCTGAGAGTCCTCAGGTGGAGGGTAACTAGGGTCTGAACGGCAGAGAGGCTTAGAGAGGCTCCCAACGTCCGAGGATGCTTGGCCTGATTGAGCATGTTCCCGGCCAGAGTGACAATGACTGCGGGGAAGTAGCGAACATTTTTCAATTGGGCCACGGTGAAGGTGATCGAAGTCGGCAGGGTGATCGCTTGTGAAGCTCCCCGGAGCAGGTTCGGTGTCAACGTCACCGTCTGGGACATTGTGCGGAGGAATTTCAAGAACCGCGTTTGATTTGGAATCAGCGTCACCGTTATCGGCATCGCCCGGAAAAACTGCTTGAACGTCGCCTGAGTCGCCGTGAAGGTGATCGCTCCTGTGATCGCTCGATAATGAATTGCAAAGAACGTCATCGTCGGAGTCAGGGTGATTCCCTGAGCCAGTGTCCTCGGAGCGTTTTTCACATTCGTCATTGCCGCCGTTAGGGTTACGGTGAGCGTCAGCGTCCGAGGAGCGAGCCTCAACCGTGTTTGGGTAGGAGTCAGGGTTACGGCGACAGCATTCGTTCGGTAGAACTGTTTGAAAAGCGACAAGACATTGGTGAACGTGATCGACTGAGCTAGCGACTTTGAAATGTTCCTTGACATCGCCAGGGTGAATGTGACCGATGCCGGAAGTGAAACCGGGTTGTTGACCGAGCCTGCATGATAAACCGGAGTTACGGTATTGGTGAAAGTCAACGAAGCGGCCAATGCTCGATAGTAGTGTTGAAAAGTCGTCAGCACCGGAGTAATCGTCACCGTTACCGCGTTCGTACGGTAGAACTTCCTGAGCACGGTCTGGGCATTTGTAAACGTGATCGACTGCGCAAAGAACTTGCCCACGTTCCGGACGAGGTTGAGCGTGAATGTAATTCCAGCCGCCAGTGTTCTTGGAGCATTCATTACCTTCGTCATTGCCCCGGTCAATGTAATTCCAGTCGATAGCGTCCTCGGGGCTTTCATTATCTTCGTCATTGCTGCCGTCAACGTCACCGTCACGGCATTTGTCCTCAGATAGACCGCCACCTTTGTTTGCGTTGGAGTTAGCGTGACAGTTTGAGAAAGCGTCCGCGGGAACAAGACCACTCTCGTCATCGCCGCTGTGAGCGTTACCGTAACCGCTTGAGTTCGCAGGAACTTCGCAACCCTGGTCATTGCCGCCGTCAGCGTTACCGTCAAGCTCAGCGTCCTCGGAAATGTCTTCTGCACGACCATAGCGGGCTTGAGCGCAACGCCGGGTGAAATACCGGCGTTGTAATTATCGAGAACCTGTTGAGCGGTTAGGACATAATTGTAAAAGGCAACCTCGTCAATTGTTCCATTGAACGGGTTTGAGTTGTCAAGTTGCCGCCCAATTGAAAGTCCTTGTGACGTATTGGCTCCCGGCGCAGAAGGATTCCACGTTGACGTTCGATCTACGCCGTCAACGTAAACCTTCGGAGTTGAGCCCGTATTTGTAATAACGACGTGATGCGTGACCCCATCACAAACGGTTATGGACGAGTATGCGCACCAATCCGCTGCGACAATTCCAAAGCCGATGCTGCCTCCGACCGGCAAGCCCGTATTGACAAGTATCCGAAACGCAGGCGAACCTCGGTCGAAGAGCGTGCCCGAGGAAGACATGGAAGTTTTCATCCAGAATTCAACTGAAAACGTGCTGCCGACATCTATCGACGTTGAGTGCGCGACGGTTACTTGGTCGTCCGTACCGTCAAAGGTAACGGCCTTGTCGGTGTCTGAAATCAATCCAGCGACATTGAGCGTCGGTGAATTGACATACGTTCCGGTATTGTTGTTGGACGTTTTATCGGCTGCAACCGTTCCCGAAGGCTCACCGAGCCGCCAGTAGCCAACCGGGCTCAAACCCAGAATACGATCAACGTACTGGCCTACGGCCAATGCCTTTGAAATCTTCTTTTGAACTGCGGCGGTAAGCGTTACCGAAGCGTCCATCTGGACAGGCGTATTGACCGGCGCTCGCGGAGGAGCAGCCTTGATATAGGTTTGGACTTGCCGGGGATATGCTCGACCGAAGCGTGCCATTTCAAACCATCAACGGTCGGTCAGGGGATGGAATCCACAACTTGCCTTTGCGAGCCCACTTCTCGCCCATGCAGAAGTAAGCCGAACGCTTCACAGCCTGCCGGACTACGGTTGGATTTCCAGGAATGAATGCCGGAGCAGAAACGGCAGGATGAATTGCAATGCAATATGCCTGCCACGTCGTATTCGATGAGGAGGTAAACGTGCCTGGGTCTTCCGTTGCAGCCGTTAGCTGCCGGTCGGCTGCCCCCACGGCAGGCGTTCCCGCAGTACCCGCGCTAGACCCATGCTTGTTTGCATAGTTTGTTGGGATTGCCGTGATCCACGCATCATCGTTGGTTACAATTGCATTCTGCCTGAAAACCGCAAGCCAAAGGTAATCCTTGCTGCCACCTGTGGGGCTCAGTGATGGCGGATCAGGAGTTGTGCTTACCGCAGCGCCCACCGTTGACAATTCCGGTGCCTGTGTTGCCGGGTCAACGTTTCCGGTAATTCGATACCCGAGATATGCCGAGCGAGTAGCCGCGCCACTTGTAAAAGAAACGAGCGTTTCACCGCCAGCCGCCTTTTTGTATCCGAGATGGGTAGCGGCAGAGTTACTGCCGCCAAGAAGAAAAGTCCAACCGGAGCTTGAAAGCGTCGTCGCGGTACAAGCGAACCACAGAAGAAGAAGATCGTTTGCCGAAACGCTTGAAAATGTAATTGTATGCGTCGTTACAGTTGTTGAATTTGCGCCTTCAAAGCGACCGGCTACCGCAGGAGAGGCCATTAGTGGCGGTTACTCCCGCCACCAAATTCCAGCGGCGGCACTTGGAGTCACACCGGACGAGCCCGTAAGCCGCATCCGCCAATAGCGGTTTGTTCCCGGAGCCGCAGAGGGCTCACGAGCGAGCGGATATTGCACGTAGATTCCCCCGGTTGGAGGAATGTAATGAACTTCGATTACTTCCGTGACGGTGATCGTGCCTTCGGCCGTGGCATTGACTTTCGACGCGGAGATGGTCGAGCCCGAGTCCTTCTCGTCGTCAATCTTCACGCCGGTCTGAGTCGTGCCGGTAATTCCAGTCGTGGCAGTAACACGGAGCAATTCAACAAGCATCCCAGCACCGGCAGCCGAAGCATTGAATTCACACCACCACTGTACGACTGCAATAGCATCGGCTCCGGCAGCAGCAGCCGGAATTGGAATTTCAAAGATCGTCTTCGCCGTTGTCGCCGTAGCGAATGCAGAAAAGGTGAGCGAAAAGATGTTCTCCTGCGCGCCACCCCTGACTTTTGAAATTCCGGAGGCAAGAAGGAGGCGCTCGATCCAGCTTCGCGATTCTTTCCCCAACTCAAATTCCGGCCGATCAATCTCGGCCGGTTTGAATTGTCCCTGTAGGCGATCCCAGATTTGAACGCCCATTTGAATTATGCTGGATCGAGGGTGAACGTATACGTAATCTGATCGTTGATGGCAAGAGCAACGCCGGAATGGTCGCCCTTGACGTACACCGTTCCCGCCGACGAGACGGTGAAGAGCCCTGCATTTGTAATTGTCTGCGCCGACAGAGATGTCATCGTTCCCACGGTTTGAAATTTCGCCGTGGAAGTCGAGCCCGTCTTCGTCACTGTCCCGGCAACACGGGCCTCGGCAGCTTCGGTGAAAAGCGTTGTGTCGGCCTTGGCAGCCGTTCCGGCTCCCGTTCCCCAGCCGATGTATTGCAAGGTCGTCTGGACAGTCTCGGTGAGCTTGTCAACGACGTACTCCTCGCCAGCATTTGTGAGTACGACTGCGCACATTACATCTCACCCCTCACAGCCGCATTGCCGTAGATGTCCTTTTCCTCATCTTCACGTCGGAACGTGATTTTCAATTCATCATCCCGCTTCTCATCGAAGTAGTTGGCAACGCAGTCGAAGTTATGAAAAACGCCGATTTCGCCGACGCCGAAGCGAGTACCGAGGTAGTAGCTGTCCTCAGCGTCCTCCAAGCCCTCCACAGCTTCAACGCTGGTCAGATCGACCGTAGGCTGTCCATCTTCATCGACTGGGATCGAAGCCTTTTCAATTACGCTCCGCTGAGTCTTGAAGCTGAGTGCAACATGCTTTTCAAGAAGGTTCACGTCGCCGTCACCGGCTAGGCATGGTGCTGTTGAAGTCAGGCCAGCCACGCCATTTGATGCCATTATTCCTCCTCCCGAATTAGTCCGAGTTTCCTCGCTTCCGACTCAGGGATTTCAACTATCTCTTCCACCTGAGTCCCCATGTCCTCTTCCTTGTACGTGCCGTCAGGTTGAATTCTCCGGACAACCATTCCCATGCTTGCCCTGACCTTGATTGTTTTTTCAACTTTCACATTCTTGTTCGGAGTCGCGGACATCTCCATGCCGACATCCATAGTGACAGGAGCCTCAACGCCTCCCTGTGGCTCGGAGGGCTGAGGCTCCTGTTCTCCCTGCCTATGTTTGAACAACCGCATTCCGTCTCCTTCCCGCCCAGAGAGGCTACGGAAGCGTAATTTCCTCGACGGAGTTTGCAATGTCGGCATAGACACCTCGCCGGGTGCGGCCGACAATCTGTGCCTCGATGAGTCGAGAGATGTCGGTCGGCCGGTCGGAGTCGATGCGCAGCGGATGATGCACCAATTCAAGAAGTTTCTGCTGCGGGAAAATCCCGTAGACCTTCTTGCTGGTAACACCGGCATACGTGACCGCGTTCGTGCCAAGATCAATCGTGCCGCCGTCGTAGTAGATGATCGTATCCACCGGAACCTGCGGAAGCTGGTTGCCCTGTGTATCGAGCACGGGTTGGAGCAGAGCTTCCTCGACTTGAAAACGATCACCCTCGGTTGCGAGCAGAATGCTCCACGTTCGCTGTGGCGTTGCATTGACCGCGTGACGATACGCTGTCTGAAAAGTCCTCAGCGTTTTCTCGGCCAGTGACGCACCGGCCGTCGCGTCTGCGGCGGTCTGATTAGGAGCGGTGTACGTGTAGGTCGTGATCGGCCCGAGATGGAGGTAATTCAAGAGCATGTTGTAAGCGCGGCCAAAGGCGTTGTTTACAAGAGTAAGCTCCCAAGTGGAATCCCACTCTTCCATGTCTTCCGTCCACTCGAAACCTGCCGCCCACGTCTTGAGTCGAGCGACCGCCGGGACACCCTTGGCGAGCGTACCGAATTGAATTTCGCCTGCCTCAAACTTTTCAAGGAAGACGACATTTGCCTGTAGGGTGTTGAAGCCCAGATCGACGGCACGGCCGGGGAATCCCCCAGCGGGAGCGATGCGCCGGTAGATGGGCTCATACAGCGTCGGGACTTCGGCCTGGCCGAATTCCACATCGACACGAACCTTCTCCACCAAGTCCATGAGCCCCTGAGCCGTCGTAATCATCTCGCCTACGGGCTTCTTGAGTTCTGCTGTCCTGATCTTGAATTCCGGATCGCGCTGCCGCTCGGAAAGGAGAAGCCGATGCGACATGAGCCTCGTGTATTCGTTGATGTTTCGCACGGTTTTCAACCCTCCTTTCTAAGCGTTGGCACCGTCGCCGTCGAACATCTTGACGGCGGCATAGCCGTTTGAATTGCGAACCGTCTCGACCTTCCCAATGGGCTGATCGCCTGCGGTTCCTGCCGTGTTCTGCAAGGCCGTCCCACCGACCTTGAAACCTGTACCGGAAGACCAATACAGGAAGGCTCCTCGCGTCGTACCGACCGCCGCAGGAACCTTGATCCACCAAATCGAGGACGAGACTTCCAATGCAAGTCCCCGATCTGTGTCCGAAGCCCCGATCTGTGACAATGCAATTCCGGTAAAGCCGTCGATCCGGTAGCATTCGCCAAAATCGATCTGGGTCGCGCCTGGAGCCTGGACATCTACTGCTTGACCGTCAGATGCCTTTCGGCCCATTTGAAAACCTCCCTTCGATTACTCGGCCTGGGTTTGCGCTAGTTCGGCTTCCTGAATTTCAGCGACTAGCTCGGACTTGTTCAGGCCCGACGTGTCGAGGCCGAGTCCTTCTGCTCGCTCGACCAATTCGGCCTTGGTCATGGACTGCAACTGCTCCTCGCTTGCCACCGGCTCCGCAGGAGCTACCCCTGCCGCCTCTTGAATTGCCGCTGCCTTCTCCTCCTCGGTCATGTCCTCGGTGATTTGCGGCTCCTGAGACGGCCCGCCGTTCGACCCTTCGGTCAAGTCAAACATCGTCCGGGAGTCGGTCGTCGGGTCGGGACTTGAAAACGGAGGAGGCCCTGCCACGACAGGAATCGTCGTCATGTCCTGATCCTCCAGGGTTCGACTGGGCCAGAGCTTGTCACTCGGTACGGACATATCTAACTCCCTCCGAACGACGTTTCGCTGATCTTGATGTTTTCATTTTCCGTGGACTCGCCACGGTCGTACCGATGAGTAGGCCGCTTCCCGCCGAGACTGGAACCTCCACCTGGGCCGTCCTTGAGCGGAACCTGCTCGGAGACGATGGCCTTGACATCCTCGTCGTTTTCAAACTGGTCGTTGAGCTTGGTTTCGATTTCAGTCTTCGTCTTGTCCGAGAGGGTGCCGTCCTTGTTGACTTCCGGCTTGACTTCCATTTCGCCGACCATGCGCAGAACGAGCTTCTTGCCCTGCTCGGTCTTGACCTTCTTGCCGACGACATCACTGATGAAATTGCGAACCTCGGTCTTGACGGCACCCTCAACCTTGTCGAGAATGCTTCCGAGGTTTTCAAGGATATCGCCGTTCTCATCGAGCCCCAGCTTTTCCCGAATTGAATTCAGAAGGCTGTGCTCGGGCTCTGCCTTTTCCAGCTTCGTCGTCTGTTCCGCGATTTTCTCTTCCAAGGGCTGCTTCGCCTTGTTTTCAATGTCCTGAACGAGCAAGCGGTTATGCTTGCGAAGCTCGTCTTCGGTCAAGGCAGCAATGTCCTTGTCCTCCACTTGGTTTCCTCCTTCCAACATTTCAGTCGTGACAGAGACGATCTTGTTTTTCATCCCCGAGCGACCCTTCCTCGCCCAGTCGATGCTTTCAAGATCGAAGTCCTTTATTTCAACCGTGCCTCCTCTCCTTGGTGACAGGACGGCATCACCGCGAACGGAAACGCCGTCCACGGCACCCAGCTTGAGAAGCCTTTTCATTTCCTGATTGAGAACGTAGCCCTTGACCCGGCAAACGATCTTGCCGTCACGGTTGATCGTCCGAGCCCCGAGCCAGGCAGTCTGCGGGTCGGGAAATGCAAATGGATCGTCCTGCTCCTTGATGTGACCCCTGTAGCCAACCGGCAGCTTCTCGTTTACCTGCCGAGCTATGGAGTGCAGCGACTCGGCAGTCCAGAGCCGGTTGGATTTGGAAAGCCCTTCCTCGATTTCAACAGTTACGAAGAGAGCATCTTCGTCCTGAGCCTTGATCCTGTCAATTCGCTCCTGCGGAACAGGAACGTCGGTGGCAGTATCGATGGCTCCTATCTCTGCAACTTGAAAACGCTCATCGAGGGATTGTGTTTGCATTAGTATTTGACGATCTTGAGGTTCGTGTAGTTCTTGTTCGGCTGACGGCGCTCCCTTGCGTTGTTTCCCTGATCGGCCGTGCCAGGGGCAACCTTGAGCTTGCGCTTGCCGAACGGAGTGAATTGGTTGGAATCCCGCATCCGGACAGAAGCCAGGTTCCATTTCAAGTTGGAATCCATCAGAACGTCCTTGCTCGTTCCGATGATTGCAGTCCGGTTCGACGGGCTACGAGCGTACAGCCTGCGGACTCTCTGGGGAGTCACATGCTTGATCTTGTTTGCCCTCGTCAGAAGGCCAGTCTTTTTCAATCCTGCATAGCCGCCGGGGCGTCCTACGATCTTGCTTCCGGCCGCTCCTCCACCGGAGATGATTCGGGTCATCTATTTCCCTCCCTTCTTTGGAATCCCGCCGACGTAGCCGACGTTGTGATTCTTCCCGTCAAGCGGCTTGGTCAACTTGACTTTAGTGATGGCGTAGGCTCGATTCAACAGCCTTTTCATTTAGAACCTCCTCCACTGGACTCGGTTGGCCCGCTGGGAGAAGGGCGAATACTTCTTGACGCCGCTCATGACGCGGGCCGGGGAGATGTAGACGTTGCGCCGCAGGTTGATTATGCGACTGGGAGCACTCCGAAGTCCTTTCGACGCCAAATTCATCGCCTCCTTCGTTTCCTTCGCATTTTCCCAAGTGTCAACGCAAGGTTGGCCTGTCTTTTCGTCCGGGCACTTGCTTTGCTTCCCTTTCGCGTTACCTTCCGTGCATAGGCATTCGTTGACATTCCTGCCCGCTTTGCCTTCGCCCGGAATGCTCCCGGTCGCTTGATGGCCTTCTTTATGAATTTCTTTTTGCGTCTAGCCATTACCTCCTCCTCGACCGGCGTACCCTGTTACGTCCAACCGTCGCCGCTTTTTGTCTCGGAGTTGCAATTCCCTTTTTTCCACGACCGAGCACGCGCCTTGAAAAAGACTTCTTCATTCGGATTTTCCGTGGTCTTCCCCGCTTGACACGGCCGACGCCCTTTCTACCCGGCCGGTGCATTCCCGGCTCCGTTCTTGGAGGAAGTTGAATTCGGGTTGCCTGTTGCCGGTGCTGCCAGTTGCACGTTGCTCTTGGCCTGCGCAGCTTCCTCGGATGGAGATTTCATTTGCGGAATCATGGCTCGCAGATGCTCACGGTAGGTCGTGTCGGAGATAACCTGCCGCTGTGCGGCAACCTCCAGCGCCATGACCGTCTGATTGAGCGCAGCCGCCTTGTTGACAACATCCTCGACCGTAATCTCCTGCCAGGCCAGAGGAACGCAGATCGGTTGCTGACCTGAGATTTTCAAGACCATCTTGGCTAGCTTTTGAATTGTATCCTGGAACATGACTTGCTTGCGCTTGATTTTGTTCGTGAAGGGAAGTGTCTGAGCGGTCTGGGCTCCCTGCCCTGCGCCCAGTGACAACATGAATGCCCACTGTGGAGTCTCGGAGGCAATGCAAATGCATTCCAGGAGAAATCCCAGCAGGGTATTGGAGTCTCCCAGTACCGACTTGGCCTCCATGAAGCCTGCATCCTCGTCTGCCTCCAGGAAGAGAATTTCAGTTCCCTTCCAGTTGATCGTTCCCGTAAACTGCTCCGGGATCGGCCGGTTGTTCTGATCCTTGCCAAACGAGTCGGGAAAGTTGTTGAGTATGAATTGCATGACATCGTTGATCTTGAATTTTGCCTTTGGGATGGAGTGGTATTTATGAGCGGCAAGAGCTTGTTGCAGGACGTTGTGGAATGCCTGCACGAATGGATAGGACGCCTCCAGGTCTGAAATTCCGGCCAAGAGGGTCGAGTCCCACTCGTTGTAAACCTCGATGAGAGGAACGAAGCCCCAGGGATTAGGCATTTCAAGATCGGTTCGCCATTCCCCCTGTGTCTCGTCGTAGTACCGGAAACGCTCGGGGGAGATTTCCTCATAGATCACCCGAAGCTCGGTCTGCGGAGCCCGGTACGTTTGTCCAGCCAAGCGAGTGTCCAGGTTGCGATCCTCCAGAAGCTCCAGAATTTCATGTCGGATGACGGCCAAGTCGATCACGGTTTGATCGTCCCGGTTGTAATAGACATCAACCGTCTCCGGCATCAGGACTTCCAGGTAACATGAAATTCGTTCCGTCTCGGTCATGAGCGCATTGTCGCCCGGTTGTCTGAGTCGAACGACGGTGATCGAATCCCGCATTGCATTTCGGAACATCTGCTGGAGTTGCGGAGCCCAGTAGTGAGCAAAACAGTTAGAAAGAAATTCATCTACTAGCTCGTCGCCACTGGCCGAACGTGGGAGTCCCATGAATTCAACAGGGAGATCAATAATCGGCTTGCAGAACCCCGCTCCGAGGGCAGCCGATTCCTCATCGTTACGGTAGAGGTCGCGGACGAATTGGAAATTGACCGATCCCTTTCCTCGGGACTCCCACGCGGCCCAGAAGGTTCGGCGGAAACCCGACCATGCCGAACCAAGCTGGAATGAAAACGAGCCTAGCTGTTCGCTGACCCTTTCCTTGAGCGGATTCCAGTTGAAATTCATTCCTTCGCCTCGGTCTTCTCCTGCTGCGGAACCGGGGCGGTGGCAAGGAGCTTTTCAATCTCCTCGATGCCCTTTGCAGCCTGCTCCTGAATTTCCGGTGGGGCATCTCGCAATTTCTCCAGGAGACTCTCTCCACCGGCCGTAATTTCATGATGATGCTCGTGATCGGACTTCTTCTCCTGCCGGGACGTTTTGGGCATTCCTGCACGGTCGAGAATTTCAGCGGCAGCCTTGAGCACGAGTTCATCCGAGTACGTCGTCCTCATGACGTGGGCAATGGCTTGAATTGCCTCGATTGTGTACGCCTCAAGGAGCTTTGCTGCGGCCTTCGTGACCGAAGCCTTGAGGATGTTGTACTCCTCTTGAAATTCAACGTACTGCTTGGCCGTGAACCAATGCTTCACTGATTCGGTAGTTGCATTGACAATGAGCGCAATCTGGCTGTATTCGTAGCCGGAAATCCGCAGAATCATTGCAATGCGGTGCTTGGTCGATTCTTTGTAATTGACCCTGATGCCGCCGCTTGGGCGTTTCTCTGCTCGCATACCATGACGTTTGCGAGCCTTTAGGTTGTCGAGTTGCTGTCTTTCCTCGTCTTCGGTCATGAATTTTCCCCTAGGACGCGGCAACGACGTTCCCTCCTTCCCGCATTGCTTCTCCGAGACTTGCCGGGACTTGCAAACGTGGAGCCTTGAGCGAGGCCACGTAAGCGAACATATCCGCGTGGTGCCAGTGATCCGGGTTCTTGTTGCGCTTCCAGCGGGCTACCATGCCGCCCTGCGGTGTCTCCTCCTCCACCCTGACCATTTGCAGCATGTGGTGATAAAAGCCGTTGTATGGGAGCCGTGGGTAATACTCACCTAGCTCGCGGGCTTCGGGAGGCAGAATTACATTTCCGTGCATGTAGTCATAGATCACTTGGTCGAGAGCCATCGAGCGGTCGATGACAACCTTCCCGGCTTCACGCCTTTTCAAAACAGCCCACTGTGCCAATTCATTTGTGTTGGGCCGATCCATTTCAAACCCGAGCCAGAATCGGCCGTGGTACTTGAGGGCCAGATCGCGGGCATTACGTTTCTCGGGGTGGGCATCACATACGGCGGTGAAGTTGGTGAGGCGAGAAAGAAAGTTGTCAACTTCGCTCCACTCGTTGAAGATTTTGAATTGCCAGGCCATGCGCTGACCATAACGGTTGAGGTAGTCTGCTCGGACATGGATTTTAGCCCCAATATCAATTCCCACGTATACAGGGCCAATCGGCAGACCGCCCAGGATATGACCTTGACGAATGCATTTGTCAAGAAGTTCCGGAGTGAATTGATCCCCCGCTGCAACATACGGCTCTCCTAGTACATTATTGAAAAAGGAACGGAGCTTCTTTGCTTCCCGCTGACCGATGAACCACGTTCGCATCATCTCTTCGAGCTTCTTGGTCGAGCTTGAAAACTGATTGATGTGATAACCCCGGAGATGACCGTCCAGGTTCATCGGCTGCCAACGACCGATCTTGTTGAGGGCTGCCCGTTCCTCATCCTTGAAAGCGCGGTAGCAATTGGAGCATTGCAAAACACAGTCGTATTCGTTACTGCCGATGCGTAGGTTTTCCTTGAAATTCAGGAATTGAAATCTTCCACAGCCGGGGCAGGGTACTTCCCACAAATGCTGATCGGAAGCGTGCCACGTATCCTCCGCATCCACACCGTGACCGGGGACGGTCGGAGTTGAGAGTTGAGTTAGCTTCTTGATCGCTGAGCCGTCCATTCGGGTGCGGGCATCCTCCAGATTTTCCTCCACCATCCTGTCTCGTTCGTCCCAGACTTCGACATCGACGGGTACTTCTTGCAATTCAGTTTCGATGTTCGTTCCCCGGATGAGCAATTTCACACCGGAATGCGTTTGCTTGTGCAAGCGGTTATCGACTGCGGCGAAGGACTGTTTGATTTTGGGGTTGGAGTCGATGACCGGATCGATGCGGGACTGGACAAATGGAATTGCTCCGGTCTTGACG